GCAGTCTTGAACGCAAACAGTCAGGACTCGCACGCACATTGAGAAGTTCGGAAGATGAAGATGACAAATCAAATGACACTAAGACAATTAACTAAGGAATATATAGCTAGAGCAAGCGACTAGGTATCAATCAATCGTATATATACTGCCAAATTAATTGAAAAATGGCGGAAATGCGACCTCGATACCATCCCAACAGCCGTGCCATTGTTTTATATATATAATGGGAGAATTAGACACTCATGACCACAGACATAGTTGCTGCCGTATTTTATGACGACAATAAAGATACTGTAACAGTAGAATTAACAAATTTTTTAAATAAGGATGAAGCCATGGAAACGGCTAATCTTATTATAGCTGCACTAGGAATTACAAAAGTAAACCCAATTAAAATTACAGAAACTTTGCACTAATGAAGCTAATTAAGATACCTTATACGCCACGACCACAACAAAAGATGCTGCATCAAAAACTAGATGAGTTTCGTTTTGCTGTTGCCGTAATGCATCGTAGAGCTGGTAAGACAGTATTTGCGATTAACCATTTAATTAAGCTTGCACTTACAAGTAATAAAAAGAATTTTCGTGGAGCATTCTTTTCTCCAACGAGGGTGCAGTCTAAATTGGTAGCATGGGATTATTTAAAAGAATTTGCTAGAAAAATACCTGGCACGAAGTTTAATGAAACCGAGCTGCGTGCAGATTTTGCAACAGGAGGTAGGATAGCTTTATTTGGAGCTGATAATCCTGATGCCAGTCGTGGACAATATTTTGATTTCTGTTGTTGTGATGAATATAGTCAGATGGACTCCAGGATGTTTGCTGAAGTTATCAGACCAGCGATTGCAGATAGATTAGGTTCAGTTTTATTTATTGGAACGCCACAAGGAATGGGAAATAATTTTTATGATCTATTCCATGAAGCACAAAGTTTACCTGATTGGTTTACTTGTACCTTTAAAGCATCGGAAACTGGGTTAGTAGCAAAAGAAGAATTAGAGTCAGCAAGAAAGCTGATGACAGAATCACAATACCTTCAGGAATTTGAATGCTCCTGGACAGCAAATATTTCAGGTTCTGTATATGGTAAAATTATTGATCAGATGGAAGATGATAAAAGAATATCGAATTTTCCTCATGATCCTGGGTATGAAACAACTTGCTTTTTTGATTTAGGAATTTCAGACCAAACAGTTATATTATTTACGCAGCAAATTGGGAGAGCTTTGTATGTGTTTGATTGTTATTCAAATAATAATCAATCCCTAGCTCACTACGCTGACTATATAAAAAAAACTGGCTACAATATAAAAAATTATGTGTTTCCGTTTGATATAGAACAACGAGAGCTTTCGACTGGTCATTCCAGGAAAGAGTATGCGTATTCAATGGGAATGCGACCAATAAAGGTGTGTCCGAAACTATCCATAGAAGATGGTTTGCACGCTGGTCAGGTTTTATTAGCCAAGTCGTATATAGATCGATCTAACTGTAAACCTTTTTTGGATGCGATGAAATGGTATCATCGTAAATGGTTGGATAAGCAGCGAGTGTTTACAAAGCCAGTCCATGATTTTTCTTCGCATTATGCTGATGCGTGGAGAACAGCTGCCGTAGCTATTCAGGAATTAGACATGAATGAAAATAAAAGATTAGAAAAATTTGCACAAGGCACAAACTATAACCCTTTAGAAATAAGGAATTAAGACAATGGGATTTCTACGACCAAAATTACCTCCACCACCTCCACCTCCACCAGCACCACCAGTATTACCACCACCGAATGTAGAGCAGATGGAACAGAAAAAATTAAATGAAATACGAGAATTGACGTACCAAAAGAAAAAAGGGTACACCGATACTATTTTGACAAGTAATGAAGGCGATACAGAAACGCCTGAAGTGTACAAAAAAACTTTATTAGGAGGTTGATGTGGGTGCAAGTACAGCTCCTAAAGGTGGAAGGGGATCAGATGCTGGAGGTTATAAAGAAACCAATAGAAGAAAAAATGAAGTTAATCCTACTGCCTTACAAGGAATTAAAGATAAAGTAAAAAGTGATTTAGGATTATATACAAATCAACCTGGAGGAAGCTCTACACAAACAAAAACTTTAAGAGCTTATAATTTAAAAGGTAAAGATATGGATTTTTACGGAGAAGAAACCAGTAAATCAATTAATGAGCATTTAGTTAGTATAGGAGAAGCTCAAAGATCAGGTGGGGGAGGTTACATACTTACTTCAAAAGGATATGAAATGAAACATGGATCATATACTCCAGGACAAGCTCAAACGCCTGGAGCTATGGGAAGTGGAGATCCAAAAGGAATTTTAACATCAACGCCTATTTCTAAAAAAATGCTGCAATCACAAAATAAATTTAAAGGATTAGTAGTAGGTGCATTATCTTTAGGAATGCCAGGTATTGGAGCAACAGCGATGAGAGCTGATGCAGCTGTTGCGTTAAAAGATGCTGCACAACCAGACGCAGCATATGATGATTACACAAAAAAATTTAATGCTACGCAACAAGGTAAAAAATTTACCTCTCAAAGAAACACATCAGGAATAATTCAATTAGGATTAAGTAAAGGTAAAGATAAACTAGGGGAAATATTTGGAAATTAATTATGGATAATGCAAAAAAACTATCACATCAATTTGATAAACTAAAAGGCAAAAGACAAAACTGGGAAAGCCATTGGCAAGAAATAGCTGATTATGTTTTACCTCGTAGAGCTGATGTAAATATAACAAGATCACAAGGTGATAAACGCACCGAATTTATTTATGATGGTACAGCATTACACGCAGCGGAACTATTATCTTCCTCGTTGCACGGAATGCTAACAAATGCTGCTACACCATGGTTTAGTATGCGTTTTAAGAACGAAAATTTATCCATGGATGATGAAAGTAGAGAGTGGTTAGAGTCATGTACCCAAACAATGTATATTGCTCTTGACAGGTCAAATTTTCAACAAGAGATCCATGAACTTTATACAGATCTCGTTACCTTTGGTACATCATGTATGATGATCGAAGAAGATGAAGAAAAGTTTTTACGATTTTCTACAAGACACATTAAAGAAATTTATGCTTCAGAAAATGATAAAGGAGTGGTGGACACAATCCATCGTGAATTTAAAATAACAGCGAGAGCAGCATATCAACGATTTGGCGACAAATTACCTAAAAGATTAATTAAGGAAGCTAATGAAAATCCATATAATGAAATAACACTACATCATTGTGTACAGCCAAACGATAAACAAAATCCATATAAAATGGCAAGTACCTCCATGCCGTTTATTTCTATTTATTATGATCACGAAGATAAAAAAATAATTAGTACATCAGGGTTTAACGAATTCCCATTTGTTGTACCACGATGGTTAAAATCATCATCAGAAATTTATGGTCGTTCTCCAAGCATGACAGCTTTGGCAGATATTAAAATGATTAATAAAATGTCTGAAACAACTATTAAGGCAGCACAGAAGATGGTTGATCCACCTTTACTTGTGCCTGATGATAGTTTTGTATTACCAGTTAGAACTCAACCAGGAGGATTAAATTATTATCGTTCTGGTACGAGAGATAGAATTGAACCACTTAACATCGGAGCTAATACTCCAGTAGGATTACAATTAGAAGATCAAAGACGAGAAGCAATTAGACAAGCATATTTTGTTGACCAATTATTAATGTCGCAAGATGTACGAATGACAGCAACAGAAGTTATGCAGCGTAATGAAGAAAAAATGCGTTTACTAGCTCCAGTTTTAGGAAGGTTACAAGCAGAAATGTTACAACCTTTAATTACAAGATCTTTTAATATCATGTTAAGGAAAGGTTTATTACCAACACCCCCAGTCAGTTTGCAAGGCAGCACGATAGACATCGAATATGTATCTCCTTTGGCTCGTTCGCAACGTACTGGGGATGTGCAAGCAATATTAAGATCATTAGAAATTATCACACCATTGGCGCAGATGTTGCCAGTTATGGATTACCTAGACTCAGATAAATTAGTTAAACATATTACGGATGTCTTAGGTGTACCAAGAAAAGTTTTACGATCTGATCAAGAAGTTGCTAAGATTAGAGAAGAACAACAGCAAGCTCAACAGCAACAAGCACAATTAGATCAAGCATCACAAATGGCTGAAGCTGGAGGGAGAGCTGCTCCGTTGTTAAAGGAGTTAAGTGGCTGATAAGAAGCAAGAAGAAATACTTAAAGAAGTAAGAAGAAATTATAAAATAGTTTTTAGTTCTAAAGAAGGTGCTGCTGTTTTAGCAGACTTAGAAAATAGAACTGGAATACACAACTCTACTTTTGATCCTGATCCATATAGATCAGCAAACTTAGAAGGAATGCGAGCCGTTACATTATTTATTAAATCAATGTTAAAGGAGAAAAAGAATGGCTGAAGAACAGACAACTGCACCAGAAGTGCAATCTGAACCGACTATAAACGAACAAGCACCAGTAGAAACACAATCTTTTATTGATACGCTACCAGAAGATATACGAGAAGATGCATCATTAAAAAATTTTACTGATGCTGGACAACTAGCTAAAAGTTATGTCCATGCACAGCGAATGGTAGGTGCTGATAAAATGGCAATACCAACAAAAAATTTTACCGAAGAAGATTGGCAACAAACATTTTCTAAATTAGGTGTACCTGACTCCCCAGAAAAATATGACATTAAATATAATGTGGCAGAAGGTCAAAGTGATGAACCAGTTAAAAATTTTGTTGCGAATGCTCACAAGTTAGGTTTATTACCTCAACAAGTCCAGGGAGTATTAGATTACTATACACAATTAGAAACTGGAGCTGTTGAAACAGCACAAAAAGATTTAGAATTACAAAAAATAAATAATGAAGGCGAACTAAGAAAAGAATTTGGTTTAGCTTATCCTGACAAAATAAAATCGGCAAATAATGTTTTTAAAAATTTTTTTGCAGAAGATTTAGCTGATGTAAAATTACAAGATGGTACATCGATTGGTAATCATCCTGGTTTTATAAAAGCATTATCAAAAATGTCAGATAATTTTAGTGAAGATACAATTAGTGCTGGACAAGAAACAACTGGTAATTTAACACCTAGTGAAGCACAAAAAGAAGTTACAAATATCATGGGAGATCAATCACATCCATATTGGTTGAAAGATCATCCAGGTCATGCTGCTGCTGTTAAAGAAGTAGCTGATTTACAAAACATGATACATCCGAATTTAGAAGGGTAGTGCGAAAGCATCCTTCTTGACCATCTGAATAGTAGAGCAACTAACAGTTGTAAAATGCAGACGAACCTACCTGGTAGATAATTCATCGAAATTTTAACCTTAATTTGAATAGGAGGACTTATGTCTAATCAAATTACAACAGCTTTTGTACAGCAGTATGGTTCTAATGTACAAATGCTTTCACAACAAATGGGTAGCCGTTTGCGTGAAGCTGTTGATGTGGAAACTATTACTGGGAAAAATGCATATTTTGAACAAATAGGTTCTGTCGCTGCACAAGTGAGAACTTCTCGCCACGCTTCGACTCCACAAATTGATACTCCACATTCTAGGCGTAGAGTTAGTTTAGCAGACTACGAGTGGGCGGATCTTATTGATGATGCCGACAAAGTAAGAATGCTAATTGATCCTACATCTAGCTACGCAAAAGCAGCAGCTAATGCGATGGGTAGAAGTATTGATGATGTGATTATCACAGCATTAGGCGGCACAGCTTACTCAGGAGAAACAGGAGCAACATCTGTAGCACTTCCAAGCACACAAAAGTTTGCAACATCAAATCAATCTGATGGTTTAACGATTGCAAAACTTCTTGATGCAAAGAAGAAAATGGATTTAGCTGATGTAGATCCAAGCTTACCACGATATGTGGTTTGCGGAGCAACTCAAATAAGTGATTTGCTCAACACAACAGAAATTAAGAACTCAGATTTCAATACTGTTAAAGCTCTAGCACAAGGTCAAGTTGACTCTTTCCTAGGATTTAAATTTATTATGTCTAACAGACTTAGTTTCGATGCAAGTAATACTGACGACAGATTAGTTTTTGCTTTCACAAAAGATGCTATCAAACTTGCCATTGGCAAGGATGTTACAGCAAGAATATCTGAGAGAGATGATAAATCATACTCTACTCAGGTGTACTACTGTATGTCAGTTGGTGCAACTCGAATGGAAGAAGAAAAAGTTGT